TTTGAAATAAATCAACAATATCTTCGTGGGAATTATGAAAATTCAATAAAAGCAATCTCCTTAAAGGTTCTTCGTTAGAAGGATTAAAATAATTTAACAACCACCCCATTAGGATAACATTTTGTACTGTTTCTATGTTCTTTTTTTCTAGTAATGCATATATTGCATCATTAAATGATGATTTATCAATTTTTTTTAGAAAAGCTTTCAATTCTTCATCATCTTTTATTTCCTCTGTAAAATAATATTTATCCATTATATTATTTATAATATCAACAGTTTGCATATTTCTCCTAATTTTTAATTTCTTTTACAAACTTAAACTCTAAGATATTATCATTAAATATTTTCAATGCTTCTCCTTTTCCAAGTGCAATATTCACTTGTCCTTTTTTAAGTTTAAATCTTGCATATTTTTCATTCCAAGGAGAAATGTCTAATTTCAAATTCTGATGCTTTATTTTGTTATTTCTAGCTGCTACACCTATGTTCTCTAATTTCTCAATACCTTAAACTGAACTAATATTCCTTCATAGCCTTCTGAAAAAGCCATATTAGGTGAAGTGGTAGTCTCTCCTGTAGCCCGTATTTTATTTGTTCTTAAAAGTTCATCATAATGTTCTTTAGACATAGTGCGATAAAACACTTCTCCATTTTCATAAACTTCATAATCACCTATCTTCTTAATAAACTTACCTAAATTAAGTTTTTCAACTAACTTAGAAACGAACTCTTTTCTTTATTAATTTTATTCATTCACATAATATAGTTCTTTCTCCATTTCATAAATAATTATTTTAATAAAGTCAAGTTCTTCAAGTCCTAAATCATATTTTTCCCAAGGAGATAGAATGTCTTTGTTCTTTTCAATATAGAACTTTATTAAATCTAATATGTATGGACGATTCTCAATTCTTTCATTATTATAATTTATAATTCGCTCTTGTTCCTCTTTGTTATTTATAACATTATACAATGAAAACAATTGCTTTTTAAAATTGTTTTCCCCAAAGAACACAATAGATTCCTCAAGAGAATAATTATTAGATGTTAATATGATATTAAACATTGGAGAATATTCATCATATTTTTCTCCCCAATCCATCGTTTTTTCTTTAATTAAACAAAAAGGTTTGGTATTTCTTTCTATTTTAATCATATTCTTTGCTCTATACTAAATAATCTATAATAACAAGTTGTATTAAGACAAAATGTTTATCATATATATAAGCCAATAACCAATGATTCCAACAATATCTGTTACATAGTTTAAGATATATTTCTTATTTTTAAAAAATACCTTTTCAAACCTTGTAGAATGTTTTGTTCTTTGTCTTTGTGTAGGTTCTTTATAACACTCTGCCATAAGTTCTTCAAAAATATATTCTAACATAAATATTAACTCTTCTTTCTTATCTTCTGGTATATACACTACATCTTTTGTTTTCCAGATAGTCCAATCAATATTGTGTTTTATCGAAAATCTTAGAAGGTAGGGATATAGATATTCCCACATAATAGGGTGCAATTCTATTTTTTTATCATTACATTTTAAAAACATAAGTACTATTTTATATATAGAGGCTGTTTAAACTTTTTCCTACCTGCGCCAATTCCACCTCAAAGTGATTAAAAAGAACTTTCTCTTCTTTGGGCTACTCTCTTTTAAAAGTTAGAAATATGAAACTACTTTCTTTGTTTTTGCATATCTTTAGCCTTTACTCTTAGGACTTATCATTGTACACTTATTTCAGGATATGACATTATAGTTTATCTTTTAATTGTTTGCCCAAGATGGTTAGTCGATATTTTTGTAACTTACTACTAGGTTTCTCAGGAATAGTCATTTCTATAAATCCTTGTTCCAATGCAGGTTTTAAATATTTTAATCGAAAGTGTTCCCTGTGAGAAAGTCCCAACATATCTTGTATTTCTTGTCTATCCATCTCTTTGGATAGTATTTCAATCAATTCTTTGACTTGCGCGGTAACTTGCGCGGTATCCTGCGCGGTAACTTGCGCGGTATCCTGCGTGGTAGCGGGAAATATCATTCGTAAAAAATTCTCTGTAAACTTGAAACATTCTTTTCCATAGTTTTTTAGAATACGAGGAACGCCAGACCCTAAATGCTCTACTAAATCCAAATCTCTAAATACACGCATCAACTCTTTATTGCGTGGTACCGAATAGCCTTCAAAAAACTCTTTCTCTGTCATTCCTTGTGGCAAACTACCAAATGAGGTAATCTCAATCCTATCATCAAAAAACTCAAATTTGGGTGGTACTTCCAAGGTATAATCGTTATGAACAATGGCATTAATTACAGCTTCACGCAAGGCAACAGGGTTCCATAATCTGGTTTCTTTTCGTTCTTTGGGTGTGATTTTTGCCAATGTCTTATTTTCTACTCCTATCTTATCCAACACCTGCTTGGTTGCTTTTATCAATGAACAATACCCATACTCGTTGTTTTCAATCAAGTCAACACGATCTAAACCATCGTATTTTGCAACTTTCACAGATATTCCATTAGTATCAGCTAATAGATATGCTACATAATTGTACAAACCTTCTTCTGTAAGAAGTTCCAAATTGGGTGCAAACTGCTGATTTAGCATCTTTACTGATACTGAGCTTTCATAATATATTTTGAGTTGCTCAAAAGTAAGATTCTGGTTTGGAAACTTGATTTTGCCAATTGAGTTACGAGTGCGTTTGGCAAACAGAGATTCTATCATTTTTATGGGCATTGGCTCGGCAGCCGTTCCAATACGAATAAATGTGCCTTTTTCCGACATCCCAAGTTTCTTGATATAGTAAGGTTTTTCAGTACCACTTGCCAATGTGATTTTAATTACATTTTTTGAATCTATAGTTTTTGCAGATACATCAAACAACCCCATACAAGAAGGTGTAATATTATTTTTTAGTCGGTCTTTGATTTTAAGCATATCCCCATCAATGTCAGAAACACCAACAGCCTTTCCTTTCTTGTCAATTCCAATATAAATTATCCCTCCTTCTTGATAATTCAGAAAAGCGACTACCTCTTTTTCCAAATCATCTATAAGTTCTTGTTTGTATTCTATACGATTAGTTTCTGGATTCATATATAATATCTTTCTATTCATATTTAAGTAATTCAACTTCCGCCAATTCCACCCCAAAGTGATTAAAAAGAACTTTCTCTTCTTTGCGCTACTCTCTTTTAAAAGTTAGAAGTATTTAGTTACTTTCTTTGTTTTTGCATACCTTTAGTCTTTGTTCTTAAGACTTATTATTGTAAACCTATTTCAGGACGAGACAGTATCATATATTTAAAATTCCATCAACGATTCTATACCCAGTTGCATTATTCTCTTTTAATTCTTCAACAATCTTTTCAGAGAAAAAAATAGCTGCACCTATAGAAATTACATCATATTCTATTTTCTCCTTTAAATACAAATCTACTTTTGTCGTATATCTATATTTCGATTCGGAGTTTTCATAATCTTCATAGTCTATAAAAGAGAATACATCTCTATCCCGATGATAGAAAGTACTTTTTTGAAAATCAAGAACTTCAAAACTCCATACAGGGAAACCTATTAGGAAATAGTTACCATCAAAAGTATCAATCTTTACAGGAATTTTATTGTGAATAGGTAATTTGTATGCAGATATAATATCCACAATCTTTTTGCTTACTAAGAAATCAATTCCTAATTCATAAGGAGCGTAATACATAAAATCTAATTTCTTAATACTTTTAGTCATAGGGAAATAGATGACACTTGGACATTTTTTTAAATCAAACTGCTGAAATGTTTCGATACGAACCCCTTTTATATCGTTACTGTTGCTATCAAAAAAGCTGTTGAAATATTCTTTATGTTCATCTTTTTCAAATGAGTTTTTTCTTATTTCAACTGCAAAACTCCCATTTCTTCTTCCTGTTATTTTAGGTTCGAAGTCAAACTTTATATTATAAAACTTCATAATGTATACTTTTACTATTAATGTTTATTCTTATTCTTTTTCATACTCATCCCATTCTTTAAGAATTTCTTTATCTATGATCTCAGATCGTGGCAGATAAGTATTATATCCATATTTATCCATTGTTTTAATAAGTTTTCCCGTATCATCAGAAATAAAATATGAAAATAAATTCTCTTGTTCAAACAATTTTGAAACAGCTATTACAACCCAGCATTGTCGTTCAGTATCATATATAGCCTCCTCTATACTATGATTTAGCTTTATATCATATTTTTTTTCTATACAAGCCTTTATTTGCTTTGTTATTAAGATAGGCATAATGAAATGTACAAAAAGAGAGTAGACAAAAAAAGCCTCAAAAAGCCTTAAAATACAAGTAGTTACAACAAAAAATCCCTAAAAACGCAGGAAAATGAAATGTACAAAAACCGCTTTTAATTACCATTTAATTACCGAGTAATTGCCCAATAACTACCATTTAAATAGAAGTAATTACCATTAGCGGGTATATATACCCTAATAATTACCAAAACCCTAATAAATACGCCCTTTTTGGGCGTTTTTTTGTGCTTTATAGCTACTTCCAGAGGGGCAGAAAATAGCCCCAAAAGGTACCCACCCAGCAGAGCCCAAAAACACCCTTTAAAAAAGTTGGGTATGCAGTTGGGTACGCAGTTGGGTACGCACTTGCGTATATTTCGGCACACGAGTTTAAGGGGTAAAATTCACAATTTTGGGCATTTTGAAAGAAAACGTTACCGAGTTGGTAGTATATTGCATTAGGTTATATATTGTAAAGTGCTGATTTACAATACACTTACAAAAATAACTGCTAAAAAGTGCCTTTTCTTCCCTTTATATTACGTACTTTCTATGCCTCTGCATCCAATTTATTACCTTTTTCCAAACATTTTATTGTATAACTTTTGTAGTAGGTCATCTTCTAAGTCTTTCAATGAAGATAGAGTATTAGCTAATCCTAAAACTTTTGTAGCATAGATTAAAAGAGCTTCTCTATCCATTCCCATTTGTCTACCCCTTGCATTAATTGAAGCATATTGTGTCTTTCTCCATTCAATAGGGGCATTTTCCTTTAAAACCTTTCTACTTACTGCAACTTCTTTTCTTAACCACTCCATTGCGTCTTCAAACTTTTCTTTTGGCAATAGAGAGTATTTAGTTATGCCATACTTTTTATAAAGTTTTCCATATTGCTTTTGGATAAGAGACTTTTTATTACTCCCATCAGAAGCAAGTATAGTAGCACATTCTATTACTTTCTCTCTAATTTTTTGGGCTTGTGTGTCTGTAATGTGGTTTTCGGGGTCGTGTATTACGTTTATGTTGGTAGTTAGTTTTACCTCTCCGGTGTGAATAATGGGGGCATTATTGGTTACAATTTGTAAGTTGTTGTTTCCTTTGATTGACTGTTTTACGTTTTTCATATTGAGTTTAGTTTTTCGATTACATTGATTAGTTTGCTTATTTGCTGGTCCTTCTCCTCCAGCTTTCTCTCAGTTTCAGCAAGGCGTTCTTTTAGCTCCTTAATTGTTTCCTTGTCGCTATTACCTATGTAGGTATCATTACCTGACATAGTGTTATTATCTCCCGAAATAGTTTGACTAATACCTCCTTTTTCTTTTTTTTTTAGCATTTCACCCTTCCCAGTAAGTAGCCATTCAGAATTAATATTTTCAAACTTGTGTGATATTTCAAGCAAAATATCCACACTTGGCTTCTTGTTACTATCTTTTAAACGGTTTATTTTTTCAGAAGACTGCCAACCTAAGCCTTTTTTAGCAAAATCAAGGGGATTTTTATATCCTTCATAATTAGCTATTTGCATAATTCTTTCAAAAAAGTTTGTCATTTCTTTTCAAATTTATTTGTTAGTTTCAAATTTGTTTGTACTTTTGCGCCGTTAAAACAAACGAACATTATACTGATGACAAAAGTAATACAATTTTCTGAGATTGTTCGTATTTGCGAACAAAAAAAACAGAGAGGCGATATTTTTACGCTTTCCAAGATGTTAGATTGTAGCTCTGATGCTACGAGAATGCGTTTATCAAGAGGTGACGAAAAAGCCTATAATGCTTTATACGACCTTATTATACAACGTGAAAACTTAATTAACAAATATCAACAAAATGAGCAATCTAATTAACACCATTCTGCAAACAATGTCCAGCTTTGAGATTGCAAAGCTAACAGACAAACGACACGACCACGTTATGCGTGATATTCGTGAGCTCAACAAAGAATATGAGAATTTACATCTCCCCAAAATTGGGTTAATGTTCAAAATCACTGAGTTACCTAATGGAGCAAGCCGAAAAGACCCTTATTTTGAGCTAACACGTATGCAAACCTTCGACCTCCTCACTGGGTATAGTATGGGACTCCGCATTAAGGTCAATCGTCGTTGGGAAGAGTTGGAAGCCCTTACCCGTATCAAAATGCCCCCTTCACTCAATGTCTACGGCAAGGAAGCTCTGCCTTATATAGAGTGGTTGCTACTCCACCAGTACTCTGTTACCAGCGGGCAGTATCATCGCCGTATTAAAAAGCACCCTGAACACTTCTACCGCACCGCCGAAGGCAAGTGGTACATCAACAGAGAGTTTGCCGATGCCCTATTGCAACTGCGCAACGGCTATCAGCAGCTTACCAAGGTCCAAGGACTGCCACAAGTAGTACAATTAGAATTAAAACTTTATGAAGCATAACACTATGAAAAAGTTATTAAAAAAAGTCATTACCTCATTAGTAGCCGAAGAGGTAGCCCCTCTTAAAAAAGAAATCATAGGTGTATTAATAGAAAGAGATAGGCGTATGCAAAAGGAGGAGCAAGTTAAAAGAGCCAAAGAGCACAATACTAACAAAGGTATCAATATTACCATTAATAACCTTGTTACCCCTACAGTAATATATACCAACGAAAAGTCGGGGAACCTCCAAGAACTTAGAGAAAAAGTCATCTCTACCATTGTAAAAGCAATCAACTTAGCAGTAAATAAAGCAACTAATAATAACTAAATATGATAAAAAGATTACTAAAAAAACTTCTCGCACCAATAGTACGAGAAGTTGTAGAAGAGCAAACAGAGCTCCTAAGAATTTTGCTTAAAAGAGTTCAAGACGCTGAGGAAACCTCCTTAGCAATAAGCAAAACAAAGTGATTAACAGTGTTGAGCACGTTCTTTACATCTCTACTATCCAACCCCTCTTGTGCAAGTTTAAAGCTAAAGGGTTGCAATACCGAAATAAAAGGGTGATTAGGAGATACTTTGTGCATTATATGAAGCACTTTTAACAACTCAACAAAATTAAAATCGGAAAGCTGAGCAAACTCAGCAAGTTTAACAAGATTACTATTCATAATTACTAAATTTAAAATTAGACGCCACAAAGTTAGTAATTATTTCCCAAGGTTGGTACGACCAACGGCACAAAACCTCGCAGCGGTTCGCAACCGCCTTGGGAAGCATTTAAAAACCTTTTAAACCCTATTTAAAATGACAGCAAAAACCATTTACCTCCTCAATGATGATTGCCTTATCGTAGGCAAAGAGATACGCACTACCTTCTTAGGTATCGTTGTAAAGCGCAAGTACATACGCTATCCCAAGCCCGTAAAGTATCAACGTTAATCACAAGCTCTATTTTTTTAACACCTCCCCAGTGTGGCTATGAGCCACAGCCCAGCGCAGCGGTTCGCAACCGCACTGGGGAACAACTAAAAACTAAAACAAATGCCATACCTCTGGTTACATAATAAAGTCGCCGTAGAAGCTGAAGAGTTAGTACCTCACTATTGGAACGTACTAAAATCTCTGCAAAGCGAGCTGGCACGCCATAAAGATAAACCCTATGGCGTGAAAAAGCTCCAATCGGGTGGCAATGGGCGCAAGCTCCTTATCGACTACGATACCCTGCCTGCCGACATACAGCACGCCCTTGGCGACCCACGCAAAGAAGGGCACCTCCTTGAGCGTTACTATGCCGTGAAAGACGACACCATTCGCTTCTATGCAGGTTGGAAACGCCAGGGCAAACCCCTCACCGATGAGGAAATAGACCGCTATGTTATCAATGCTACTACCTTGCAGGCTCTCGTAACCCTTGAGAGTGAACGCCTTACCCTGCGCCAATCGTTACACAAAAAAAGCCCTTCCAAAGGGCTTGCCCAAAGCCTTCTTACCGATGCTTTGAGTTTCAACGAAACCCTGCCACCCAGCCGTAAGCACTCACTGCCCGAAAGCCTACGCCACTTTAAAAACGCTCTCAAAGCCTTTAAAACTGATGGACTGCTTTCAGTGATTAAAGACCCTTACGGCAAGGGCAAGCAAAACGCCCGCAAGGTAGATGAGCGCGTAATAGAAGTCCTCAAAGGCTTATTCGTGGGGCAAGAGTACAAACCCACCCCCACCGATATAGCCCGTCAATACGACTCCTTCCTTAGCGGATATATAGAAGTCTTTAATAAAGAAACTGGCGAGCTGTACGCCCCCGAAGAGTTCCCCGCCCTTAGCGAAAGCACCATCAAAGCCTACCTATCGGCTTGGGAAACTAAAATCACTACCTACAGCCTCCGCTCTGGCAACCGACAAGCCTTTATGGGGCAGTTTATCCCCTACGCCCAAACCGAACTACCCACCAAAGCAGGCTCGCTCCTCTCTATTGACGACCGCCAACCGCCCTTTTGGTACGACAAAGGTAAACGCCTTTGGTTTTATATCGGTATAGATGTAGCCAGCCGCTGTATGACTGCCTTTGTCTACGGCAAAACCAAAGAAGGTATCATCTTAGAGTTCTACCGACAGCTGGTGCGCAACTATCACCAATGGGGCTTAAAACTCCCCTACGAGTTGGAGTGCGAAAGCTCCCTGAACAGTAGCTTTTTAAACACTTTCTTGCGCGAGGGCTATATGTTCCAAAAGGTACGTGTAGAGGCAAACAACGCCCGCGGTAAGTACATAGAACGTATGTTTGGCAAGATGCGTAACAATAAAGAAAAATACGCAGAGGGTTGGATAGCACGCCCCTTTGCAAAGAGCGAAGCCAACCAGGCGGGCAAAGGAGCTACTAAAATTATCCCTTATAACGAACTCGTGCAGGCACGCCTTGCCGATATAGAAGATTGGAACAACGAGCCACACGATGAGCACCCCGAAGTAAGCCGTTGGGAATACTTCCTAAATAACCAGCTCGAAACCCTACCTGAAACCAATTACCGCGCTATCCTACCCCATATAGGTTACAGCGTTAAAACAAGTTGCAAGCAAGGCTACATTAGCCTAAATCGCCAAAAAATGGCAATCGCCGAAGATAGCACCATACTCACAGGCGAACCCCTTATTGAGAAAATGAAACAAATAGAAGGCAAAGAAATAGAAGTTTATTGGCTCGACAGCAACGAAGGCGACCTTATCAAAGCCATAGCCTACTGCGGAGGTCGATATATATGCGAAGTGCAGCCAATGCCAAAATTCCAACGCGCACGTGCCGAGCAAACAGAAGCCGATATGGTAGCCAAAGCCCTACAAGATGCCTACACAATGACCATCGTACGCTTTGTGCAACACCATAGCAAGCAAATAGCCGAAGTAGGCATCATCAACCGCGCACCCGCACGCCAACGTGCTTTCGTTATCCCAAGCCTCAAACGCTACGAAGCCACCAACACCTCAGAAGTCGAAATACTCACCGATTACGACTCCTTAGACGAAGACGATAAACAAATATTGTATAACCCCAGTACCGGTACCGAGTACACCCAATCTTGGAGAAACAAATACGCTATATAATGAAAATAGAAGCCCAATTCAAACAAAAAGTACGCGAGGCTATCCTTGCCGACCGCGAAAACTACGGAGGCTCCGACACCGCCTATGCCAAACGCCTCAAACTAAGTGCAGCCATTTATTCACAAATCAAAAACGGCAAAATAGACAAAGTACTATCCGATACCCAATGGCTTGTAATAGCCCACCAACTCGGCGTACAAGTGAACGACAATGGGTGGAAAGTAGCCCGCACACAAGTTTATACCGAAATTGAAGACAACTTGCTATACTGCAAAACTTACAGCAAATCAATGATACTGGTAGACGACTGCGGTATAGGCAAAACCTTCTGCGCACGCCACATTGTAAAGCAACAGAAAAACGCCTTTTATATAGACTGCTCACAAGCCAAAACCAAACAACAATTCATTCGCTTGCTTGCCAAAACCATAGGCGTAGACGATACAGGGCGTTATGTAGATGTAAAAGCCGCTATCAAAATGTGCCTCCTCTACTTAGAGCAACCCTTAGTCGTATTAGACGAAGCTGGCGACCTTGATTACAACGCCTTCCTTGAGCTCAAAGAACTATGGAACGCTACCCAAGGCGAATGCGCTTGGTATATGATGGGAGCCGATGGCTTGCGTGCCAAGATAGAAAGCGGCATTGCCCATAAAAAAGTAGGCTACGCCGAAATATTCGACCGCTTCTTTGATATCACCACCATAGTACCACAAGGCACCGACGACCGCAAAGCCTTCTACATACAACTTTTGGGCGATGTAGCCAGCGTAAACGCCAAACAGCAAAGCGATGTAGATAAGTTAGTACGCAAATGCCTCAACCCAAGCGGTAAGAAAGATGCCAACACCTCCGATATGAAACGACTCCGTTATTTAGAAAACCTTATAAAACTAAGCTAAAACAATGGCACGAATAAAAGCAATATACGGCAAACAACTACTCGAAAAAACCTATAAAACATTCCCTTTTGAAGGCGAATGGGCACGCGCCCTGGGCAACCCCGAAGTAGCAGGCTTTTGGCTCGTATACGGACGTGAAAAACAAGGAAAAACTTGGTTCACCCTCCTACTTGCCGAATACCTAAGCCGCTACGAAACTACCTTATATGTCAGTGCCGAACAAGGCACCAGCGAAACATTCCAACGAGCCTACAAGCGAGCCCAGCTCAACCCCACCAACCGCCGACTTAAAATGGTACCCTACACCGAGCTTACCGAGATAGAAAACGCACTCGGCAAACAGCGAAGCCCCAAGGTAGTCATCATTGATAACACCACCGTCTATGCCGATGATTTTACAGCACCCAAGCTACGTGAATGGTGGCGCAAGTACAAAAACACCCTATTTGTCATCATCTCACACGAAGAGAAAGGCGAACCCGACCTCGCTGTAAGTCGCCTCTGTAAGAAACTCGCCGAAATCGTTATCCGAGTAGAAGGTCTTGCCTGCCACGTATCAGGACGCTGCCCTGGCGGTACCCTCGTTATCAACGAAGAGAAAGCACAACTCTATTACGATACCAATATTCAAAAATCATAATTCAAAAATCATAATTACCAATATGCCACCCTTTTCATACACCCTTGCCCAGCATTTAGAGCTCACTTATCTTGAATACGAAGCCCTACGCCAGCACTATTTTGAACACTGGTGCGCCCACCTAAGTATCCCCCTCCTAACCAAAAATGACCATTTGCTGAATTGGTACGCCCAGCAATGGCATATACAAGTAGAACGCCCCATAGAGCAAAATTACAGCGATGCCCTATCCGTATACACCCCCGAAGACATCCACCTGCTCATACTCATCTATGCCGAAAACATTTTGCAGTACTACCCCAGCGTATTGTTAAAGTTAGCCCTCTAAATATAATTCAAAATTCAAAATTACCACAATGGAAAGCAGAATATTAGCATACACCGAAGCCCTTGCCCTCGACACCTTCCTGCAAGTACTCACCCCCGAGCAACGCATCCTCACCTGCCAATACCGCGCAGGACACACTAACGAAGTACCCACCTTAGTACAGAAGCTACAAGACTGGGTCAGGAGAAACAGCTGGCAACCCCCCGCCTTTCGCTACGAACCCGAAACCTTAGAGCTACAATGGAAAGACGACAAACACCAATGGCAGCCCCTCAGCACACACCCCCTGTATAAAGCCCAAGTCAGCCATTAACGTACGAACACCAACCGAATACCAACCGAACACTAACCGAACACTAACCGAACACTAACCGAACACAAGCAAAATTCAGAATTAAAATTAATAACTTAAAATCATAATAAAAATGGCAACAAGAACCAAAAAAATCGTACAAACAGGCGTTACCAAAGAACAAATGGAAACCTCATTATCAGACTACGCCAAAGCAGAAGCCGAAATCGCCAAAATCAATGCTACTATTGATGTAGAAGTAACCAAAATACGCGACAAGTACGCCGAAAAAATCGCCAATTTGCAGCAAATCAAAGACGACAACTTCGATGTACTACAAGCCTACGCAATGGAAAACCGCGATACCCTTTTCACCAAGAAAAAATCCCTTGACAGCCTACACGGCACCATCGGCTTCCGCACAGGCACCCCAAAGCTCAAAACCCTCAAAGGCTTCACTTGGGGAGCCGTTACCAACCTCCTCAAAGAGTTCCTACCTCAGTACGTACGCCTCACCGAAGAGCCTGCTAAAGATAAGCTTCTCGCCGACCGTGAAGATGAGCAAATAGCCACCCTCTTCCCCAAAGTAGGAATATCCGTAGTACAAGACGAAACCTTCTTTGTCGAAGTCAAAAAAGAAGCCGAATAAACTTTTAGCCGTCTCGGCAGCTAAAAGATGCTCCTCCGCCCTTAGTAAGGTCGCTGGCACTAAGGGGACGCCCATAGGAGATCCACTAAGGCGAGGAGCTATTTAAATAACCTTTAAACACCATTTAAAAATGTATTTTATAACAGAAAAAAACAGTGAAACTGGCAAAAAGTTTCAGAAGATAATGGACAAATTAGATGTTTGTCGTAAAGATCAAAAAGCGTTAGCCGATAAATATGGCTTTACCTCGTGGAGGCGTGCTTATTGGAAAGCAGCAGGAGGAATTTCCTCTGTAATTTTCCCTAAAGGTGCTACTATAGACACCAAAGTATGGAAGCAAATCAAAGGAAAAGATGAGTATATGCCCCGATTGAATATAAAGCAAGGTAAAGCCATACAAGCTGAGTTCGACCAAGCTACTGTTATTACCAAGGGAGAACTCAATGCTTGTATAGGTTGGGGGGAAAGTTTTATTAACTGTATCGGGCTTGATTGGAATAATGATGAATACTTTGGTTTTACCATTGAAGACGATTGGACAGATATTATCATTCCTAACGATTGTACCGAAATAACAGCAACTAAGTACCGAGAATTTTTTAAAAAATAATGTATGGCAACCACAATTAAACCCCATCAGATTCGTATCCTGCAAACCCTTTTAAGCAAGCGTTTCAGCGACCGAGAAACCCGTCTGCACTTCGTATGCAGCTTTATAGGGCGAGAACTACCCAGTACCAAGAACCTCACCGAAGACGAGTTTTTTACTCTTGCCGAGCACCTTGGTTATAAGTTTGAAATACACGCCTTTTTTGATGCCCAAAACAAGCAACACGCCAAGCTGTTATCCCTATGCCACGAACTCGGTTGGCGCAATACAGCCAACCCCAAGTACGCCGACATCACACGACTTGGTAAATGGTTTTGTAGCAGCAAAAACCCCTTCAAAAAAAGCCTACAATACCTCACCCCCCAAGAAGTAGGCAAAGTAAATAACATCTTTGAAAAAATGCTAATACAGAGATATGAAAGAAGTTAGAAAATCAGCCAATGAGAAAGTCAGCAAATTAATAGCCTGTGCGGCTCGCACTGCCTGTGTGGCTCACACTTGTTCCCATAAGCATACCGAACGCCGCACCCTTGCCCACTACTGCACTGTAGAAGTAACCGCAATATTCTGCAAAGACTGCGGCGCACAACTCACCAAAGAAGAGTGGAATGTATAACCTTTTAAGTGAAAATACAATGGAAAATAAAAAAGTAACAATTAACGAATTAGGCATAACAGTAACATACCAAGTTAGATTTAGCGGTGAAGTTACTGAAAAAGTAGCACAGCAATTAGAAGCTATGTACAAAGAAGGAATGATACATAGTGAAGACGACGACCCTATCACTAATCACCCCTACCAAGAAGCAATAAAACTTATTACCGATGTAGGCTATAACGGAGTACCGTCTCATTACACCTACGAAATCGACAGCTTAGAATTTTCAGACGAATATGAAGGATAACCTCTAAAACAATTACAATATGAATGACAAAATAAAAGAAAAAATCACAAAAGTCTACGAACTTGTAAAACGAGGAATAGCAGGAGAACAGCAATCAGCAGAGAAAATGCTAAACAAGTTGCTTGAGAAGTACAACATTTCAGAAGACGAGCTTAATAGTATCACAGAAAAAGAGTATTACTTTAAGTACTCCTCTGATTTAGACCAATGGCTATTTATGCAGCTCATTAACTACTTCTTTAAGGATAAAAGCTACAAAATTTACCGCATTAAAGGTAGTGGCGTAAAAGAATTTTCAATACAGATGCCCTACTTAGATTGGGTAACATTAGATAGTGCCTACGGCTATTTCAAAGCACATCTAAACCAACAATGGCGCAAACACGGCTTGCCAATAGTGAATCGTTGCCGAACTACCAAAACTAAAAACAAACGCCGTCAGGAAATGCAAGCAAGTTTTTTTTCGTTATACATAATTCGTTCAGGTATTTATCACCCATCACAAAAGAGCTCTTGTCGCCTTAGTGAGGAAGAAATAAAAAGGCGAACTATCCTTCACGGAGTTGAAGGCGGTAAATACAACCAACAAGTAACCACAGGTCTATATTTAGAATAACCCTTTAAACACCATTAAAAATGAATAACGAAAATTACCCCACTTGGCTTGTGTCCCCCGACATTGCCAAAGAACTCAAAGAAATAGGTTTTGACACCCCCTGCTATTGCTATATAGCTCTTGCTATCAGTGGCAAAGGTTACCAATGCATAGAAATAGGTAATAGGATACACAACGAAGTTTATAATAGTATCGAATTAAGAGATATAAAACGTATCAATTACAACAAACAGAAAGGTTGTATCTCCCTTCCCTCTTGGACAGAAGCCCTCGCTTGGTTCAGAGCAAAAGACTATTATGGCAACCTTGAAGCCACCAGCAAAGGCACTTCAGCCTACATCTTTCACCCCGAATTAGAAAACGGAGAATTTTGGGATTTTGCCTACAAAGAAAGCTATGAAGAAGCTCGTGAAGCTCTTTTACTTAAACTAATAGACCTTTATAAAGCAGCAAACCAATGAAAGCAAACGATTTATACCATAAACATAGGGAATTAGCTGAAAAAATATATAAATCCTATGAAAAATACATTAGCTATTGTGCTAAAATGGACATTTTACTCAAAAATGAAATAATTAGTAATTATGATGAAGAGAAACTACATTTGTTTTATGTAGGTTATTCTGAAGGAGATGGTTTAGCTTTATATATTGACTTAGGAATTTCAGGTATAACCCCTTCTGTTTGTAATATTGATGCAATAATAGGCTTTTTCTTGAGTGTAGAAAGAAAATTAACAATTAGAGAGATAATAGAAGTATCATCATTTTAACACAAACACTATGAAAATCGCCCTTACTTTATCACGAGACCAAGCCGAAGTACTTGCCCGCACCACCTTCATAGAGCAACCCCTATTCAACAATCGTGAGCAACGTGTACTTTACAGCATAATGCGCGAGGTAACCCTCAAAGCCACCCGCTTTTATATGGGGTTCACCACACAAAAGCAACGCAGGTTTGGACTCAAGCTCTACGAAGCCGATATGTTAGAAAAGTTCTTAGGATACATCCTTACAATGGAACATTACGGACAATACGAACGCCAAACCCTATTACAAATAACCTATGACATCAACGAACAATTAGCCTAATGGAAACACAATACTATATGAAAAGCCGCAGGTCAGGAGCCGAACACTGCTTTAGTTACGATTTAAATGGCAATTTAATAGCCTTTAAAAGCGTAGGCGAGCCACTCACTACCAAAGGCTGGGAATGGCTTTTAAGCCCCGAAATATTCCCCTATAATGAGGCACGAATACAAGCCCTACAAAGCCACCCCATCCTGCGGAAAAGCATAGAGATAAAAGCCGTACCCATAAGTATTACCTTTGAAGACTTTTGGAACGAATACGGCAAGATAGGCACTAAGGCAGTTGCCAAACGCAAGTTCGAGAAGCTCAAACCCGAAGAGGTTATTAAAGCCTTTATAGGCATAGAGAAAGAGCGCACCAAAAAGAAGTTAGATAATACCGCAATGCCCTATGCCGAGACCTACCTCAATCAAAAACGATGGGAAGTGTGAGCCACACGGGCAACAATAAAAAACGAGCCAGTTAGCACTATTACATTTGCTAATTGGCTCGTTTGCTAATTTGTATATTTACTAATTATATCGTACTTTTGCACTTGTAAAACTCTTATTCTCTATCCTTATGCAGCCCATTAGTTACAAACAACGCAAGCAACGCCTCCAGCAGCGTAATGAAAAGATACGAAAGCTCTTCAGTGAGCTTACTAACAAGTACCCCCAGTGGCGTATAGATGCCGTAATTGAGGAGGTAGCAGGCAGGGTATTTTTATCCCCTCGCACTATAGAAGCTATCCTCTCATATGAGGGTATTTATGCAGAAAGTTGAAAAAAGTTTTGGTAATTTAAAAAATAGTTGTACTTTTGCATTACAAATTGGTTGGGAGGCTACATAAGAAAACTCTCGACCCCGACTCAGGTAGCTAAGTAGCAAAAATATTTAGCTATCTGTTTTAAAAAGACTTACTTAAACAAGTATAAAGATGCAAACGCGGTGAACAGCTAAGTTTGCCCCAAAATAAAGCCCTACCTTTATGGTGGGGTTTTATGATTATTTGATATCATCAAGAGCCTTGTAATCTCTATTAATAATATCTTCCCTTGATAAATATACGGCTTTTCCTTTATACTGAAAAAACATACCCTCTATATATTTACCTCTTTCTTTAGTAATTTTCTTTGATAAATTATGGGTTATTTCGCCCCAATCTAACTCTTTTACTTCATCTAAGTCCCAAACAATATAATAAGATTCCTTATTAGGATTGACAAGCAGATTAAGCATTTGTTTCTTTGCAGCATCAATCTGATTCTTAATGCCAGAGTTAGAGGTTATAGACTTTCTATCACCCAAAGAAGTACCATTTATTAGGTATTCAGGGTTGGTTAGTCCGTCTACTTCTATATGTTCTCTAATATGAAAATCAAAGCCTGTTTGTTTAGCACATATCTCTGCTATATACTTATTTCTTTCAAAATCATTTTTATCATAGTTTTTATCTATGGTAACCTTTCCTTCTTTCTTATTCTCCTTTTTAAGTCGTTTTTCCACTTGCTTTTCTACCTCTTTTACGGCTTTTTCACTCATTCCTTTGGCATAGGGTATTATAGGAAATATCTCCCCCGAAAGCGCAGGGTTATTAGCAAAGGCTTCTTTTATAGGAACGTCTTCCGTATGCACTCCTTCTGTTACGGGGTTAGCAGTAGGCTCTACATAGCAACGACAGCCCCAATCATTAGGGGGTAGGTGTGTTTTCCAAAAAGAATGTTCTACGGGTAGCGTAAGTCCGTCCCAGGCGCGGTGTGTTTCACGGGTACGCTCATCGTGTACTGCGTGATAAGTAAGGTTAGGGTATATGCGCTTATTGGCTATATACTCTTCATACTTTTGTGCCGATAAGGCATTGGCTACTGTTTGGTTATACTCGGTTTGTAACCAACGCCTATTGTATTCTATATTCAGTTTGTTAGCTTCGGCTTTGAACTCTTGCCACGACAGCACCTTACCATTTTTAGTTAAAGAGGCTTCTATTTGCTGTTTAAAACTCGTTTCTTTAAAAGCTGAGAAGCGTGCAAGGTTGTGCTTTAGTGAGGTTACCAGTTCGGTATTGGTTTCCTCAATAGTAGGGCTATAGCCCTCTGCTAAGGCTTTATTTAGATGCTTGTAGTAGTATTGCCATAGTTCTTTGCTTTGTGCTTCACTAATATTGCGCTCTTCAAAAGCCTCACGTATGTACCCCTCTATGAGCCTACTCAAGTCGTTGTCTTCCTTGCTGAGCTTTATAGGCTCGTGCTTGGGGCAACAATGGGTGTGATAGTGTAACTTGAGTAGGCTTAGGCTTTTTTTGACTCGCCCTCACTACTTCCTCCAAAGGTAGAGGTAGGCATACTTTCTATTTCCACCCCATAAGTGCGCTCTATATAGCCCTTGGTAAGGATATAGCCACGCCCTAAGAGTACGCCGTCTATAGTGATTTGCTTGTTAGGGTCTGTGGTTTTTTCTACCGTTATTTTGGCATTGTCGGGTATAGAGTAGCCAATGACACGCATAGCGGGTAAAAGCTGATTATTAAGGAAAGCTAACATCTTCTTTTCGTCAGCATAGACTACCTCCTCTAAGGTGTTCTCGTGTACTTTGCCTTGTGCCTTGCTACTGCCGTTTTCAGTAGTCATTGTTTGGTGAAGTACGAGTTTGGAAAGTTCTTTGTCTAAGGCTTCAATCTTGCGGTAGAACACTTGGAAAGCATCAGCTTTGCTGTTCTCTTTAATATCTACTTCTGTACCAATAGGAAAAACGCCATACGAAGCCGAACCCATTTCCTCCAACCACTGGGCAACTTCCTCTTTTACACGATCACTTTGTGAAGCTATTTTGGCAATGCGGATAGGTATACCGAATAATTCCTCGAACTCGTCCCAACTACCCCACGAATGGCGTTTGAGTATGGCATAAGGGGTAGCCTTTTCAAGCAAGCCCGAATGCTTGTAGAATTGTGCTACTAATACTACCTCTTGCACATCACGTAGGTCTATGCCAGTGGTAGCATCGTAGTCTTTTAAAAGTACGTGCTTTTCGGGGATTACCAAGCCTCTATCGATAAGCTCTACCGCTTTGATTTCCCCCTTGGTTACCTCTTTGAGCCATATAGGAGAATGCCCGTGATAGATGCTTTGGTGAGCGAACTCGATAACGTTCTCAAACCATTGTTTTTCCTTGATATACTCGGTTAGGGTATCGTCCTTAATCTCATCGATAGCGATAACGTAGTCCTTATTGGTAGTTCGTAGGGTACGGTTTTCGGTGATACCTGTAAGGTGTCCATCGAGGAGTACATCCTGATATACCTCCTCCAATGGGTAAGTACGTGGGTAATCCACACTATAACGGGCATAACGTGCCGAATGCCAATGGTTGAGTTCGGTACGCCATAGCCTGCGCTGTCTCTTGATGATGTCTACCATTAGATTAGTTACCTGCTGAATGTTTTGAGCCGTATTTTTGCCCAAATATACCTTTTTATTAAGTGCATTACCACTAAGGGTAACACTCTTTTCTATACGTTGTTTATGGGGTTGCTTTGCCATTATTGTAGTTGATTGAATAAACGGTCTATTTCCTTTTTGATATTGTTGAATAAGGTTTTGGAGTCGCCTATAAATTGTCGCTTTGGCATACCCTCTAAGCCCTCATTATGTCTACGGGCGTACTCCTTATGGGTGTAGAAGGTAACCTGCATTTTCTCTATACGTGCCCTAAATGAGTGTCGTAGCTTGTTGCCTCCTGAGTTGTATCCTGTAAGAATAGCACGCCCCTGGTTACGCTTGCCAAAGGGGGTAAGGGTACCTTTTTTGCCTACCCTATTGGTTCGGTAGCGGGTAAGGTCTCGCCCTCGTGTATCGGTAGTTTTGCGAGGTTGCCACTTCTGTAAGCCCTCATCATTAAACCCCTCATCTTGGAAGTTCTTTTGGATAAATTTGAGTCCTTCTGTTTTAAGGACAATGGGGACATCATTAGCTACCAAGCGGGCAATGGCTTCGAGCTTTTGGCGGAGTTCTTGTAAGTTGTTGTTAGGCATAATCACCAGTGGTTTTTATAGGTTTTGCGCCCTCCAAGTTTCATAAAAGGGGTGGGCGTATCGGGGGTGCCGTCGCCATCGGTGTCTTTTAGGCGTTTGGGAAGGGCAACTTCTATTTCGCCTTTGGCTATCTTTTCGAGCCATAGCATCGCCTCATCATAGCGGAGCTTCGCGACTTGGTTGAGGGTTTTGGTGCGCCTTATATAGATTTCGTGGATAACAATATCTTTGAGGTACTTGAGCAGTATTTTGCTGCGCTCGTCACCCTCTTTGGCAAAAATAGCCTCCGTATTGTAATACTTATAGAGGTAAGAAGCCATTAGGTCTATGCTTTCGGCAATGATTTCGGTTACTATCTGCTCATCACCTTGGGTGATTAGGTCTATTACCTCTTTGGTGGCTACGGTTTTTAGTTCTTCTTTGGTTAAATACATTTTAAATCATATTTAATTTGAGTTTTTTAGGTTCGTAAGGGTAGGGGGTTTGCCTATAAATATGAGTGGTGAAGGTTATGCGATAGCTCATAATGCCGTCATCACTTAGGCGAAGTTCCTCCTCTCGCACCTGCTGTACGGGTTTGAATTGCTCGCCTTGTAGGAATTGTATGGTATCGGTGATTTTATCCAATATATCCAACTCCATAAGTCCCTCTTCGGGGTCGGCTGTGCCTAAGTGTTGGTCTGTCCAGCCGTCTTTGCAATAGAAGTCTATATGGAACTCACACTCGCCTTCTTGCACGTGCTGTGTCATTGTTTCGTAGGCGATAGGCATTACCTGAATGAGTGCAGCCGTCCATATTTCGGGATAGCCGTTTTCGGGGTTGTCAAACTGACCACGTTGCAGGTCGATGAGCTCAATGCCCTCAATAGTGGCAAGGGCTTGTTTTACTTTTATAAATAGTTCTTTTCTTGGAGTCATCAGTGTACAATTTTAGAAAATAAAAAGGTTATACGTTACGCCTTTTGTGCTTAGCAATAAAAGGTCGCCCGCTTTGCAAGGGTTTTTCTGAGTAGCCAAAATACTGTTGGGCAAGGGTAATGGCACGCTCTAAGGTATCGGGGGCGTCATCGTTTGAAGCCGTTCCTTTTTCAAAAGAAAGTAGCTGTTTATTAAAGGCGTTGTAGTCTTTCCCTGAACGCTTGGGAAGAGTCTCGTCCCAGTACAATATTTTGCGAAAGAGCGCATTGGTAATACCTACCGAAATGCGATTGTGCTTGTCGCCCTCCTGGTGCAAACCAATAGGGATATTAGGGCAAGCGTTGTCCTCGGCACTTTGCATAATAATAGGGGTGTAGACGGCTTTCTGTGCCATAGTAGCATCAAAGAAGCCCATAATGTTATAGCCTTTTTTAAGGTACTTCTTTACCCATTGGGCACGTACTTCCATAGCTGCATTAAGTTCACATCTTTGGCAGAAGACTTCCAACACGTACAGCTTAATACCTTTGATACCAATAAGTACCCCCGCTTTATAGTCGCCCGTAGCGGTGTAGGATAAGTCCCAATGGTCAAGCAAGCCGTCCCACGTCTCATTGTCGGCTATGCGTACCAAGGCAATGTCTTTCGCCTTAAAGAGCTTACCCTCCTCAATAGGATTGTTGAAATCTTCCCGCTGTGAGGTATAGTAGTCATCATTCATTAGGATACGAATAATATCCTCCTTAGTATCTCGTTCCTTCCACGAGGGTTCCCACTCTATATCCATATAGTTCTCGCGGGTAATGTTGGCAGTAGCAAGGTTTGTAACTGAATCGTGCAGATGTGGACTATCTTTCCACTTGTCATAGAGGTAGTCCAATATGCCGTCTTTGACGATATAGTTGTTATTGATGATAAGCCTTCCTCGTTTGCGGTGAAAGGCTTTCACCAAGTCGCCCGTTATCTTCTTGCCATACTTCTCTATCATATCGGGGCGTTTGGCTCTATCCAAGTCCTCTATATCGTCTAAAATAGCCAAGTCGGGGCGATACATACCAAAACGCAACCCTCTGAAAGGTTGGTTAAGTCCCAACGCCTTAAAGTGTTTGCCGTCTGTGGTTTGAAAATCACCATCCGACCAATCGCCATAAGAAAGTTGCAAGCCAAAGTCCTTGATAAACTTCTGATTGTTCTCTAAGTGTGCTTGCAAGTCTGAGAGCAGTATTTTAGCCAAACCCTCGTTTGCCCCTATGAGGATAGGAAAGAAGGTAAGGTTATTCTGCTTGAGGTGGCATATATTGCCCACGTTCGACTGTATGGACTTACCTGCACCCCTAAACTTCTTTCTGAATTGGCGTATAAACGGGTCCTTGTACAAACGAATATAGTCGTCAATGTGAAATTTAGGTGTCTTGGCATCGCCCAAGGGCAAACCACTGTCTAAGCCAAAATAGTAATCGAAAAACTCACCATAGTTTTCGGGCTTTAAAAGTCGCTTGATACGTGCCTCTTGTTCGTCTGCTGTCTCCTTTTGGATAGCTTCATAGGTAAGTTCCCGTATCATTTTTGACTTCGCAAAATAGCGTTCTTTGGCTTCTTTGAGTTCTGTTTTAGTCATCGCCTCGTTGTAATAATTCGGTTATATACATATCAAAATAAGGACGTATGGTTTTGATAACTTCCATATAGGTTTCACGCTTTTTGCCCGTGCTTTGCCCTGCTTTCTCTAAGATAAAGTTAGAGAAGCCATCGAGGCTTTCCATAGTGTATACCGCAATTTTGTTATGGTCGGTAATACGGTCAAAAGCGGCAACAATTTTAGTGATATCATCCGCCTTATAGGGCAAGGGTTCGCCTCGCTCAATAGCTTGCGCACACTTGAGGGTAAGCTTGCGAATATTCGAGGGTTTAAGGGTTTGTAGCTCTTTCTCATCGTCCCATTTGCCCTCCTCTCGCCATTTGCCAAGTGTCTTTACACCTATGCCTATCATTTCCGATATATTGGCAATACTAAAGCCTTTGGTGAAAAGTTCCTTAGCCTGTGATTTCTTATAATCTGCCTCTACAGCTGTCAGTCGTGCCATATTTTATTGTAGTAATTCATTTATCTTGTTATTAATCTCATCAAACTTCGCCATGTTGTTAGGCGAAAAGTTGCCAACTCCTGCAGGAGTTTGTATCACTGCCGTTTTAAGCTCGTTTAAAAGCTCGTTTAAAAGGCTTTTAAAATCTACTTCCCCGCGTTGCAGATGTACCCCCGCTTTGTCTATGGTAAGCTGAGTGTCTTCTATCCGTAGGCTCACACTCTCAATCTCGCTATGAGCCACTACATAATAGCGGTTTTCGTCTTCCCCAATTGAAGCAATCAATACACTACTACCTACCTTTGGGAAAAGGTAAACCCGCTCGGTATTATCGTTAATCACCGAAGCCAAGCGCACAGTATATTGTAGCTCATCATCTTTCACCACACACGTGCCTTTCGCTTTGTCTACAGATACTACTTCTACAGCTATGGTAGGGGTTTTACGTTTGCCTATCTGCCGAAGTCCTTCGGCTAATGCTCTATCTACACTCATAATCGTGCTCCTATGGTTATTTGTCGGCGAGCCCCATTGCGACCAAAGGTAGTTTCTACTTTCTTAATGAAGTAATGCTCGTCTATGTCTTTCAAATCTTTGTCAATAATATGTGCCTGCATACCACGTGTGGCATAGGGTACTAAGAAACTCGTTATAGAGCCGTCAAAGCCGTCATATTTTAGCTTTTCCATTTCCGCTCTTGCCATAGCACGTAGTTTAGCCTCATCACTCACCACAGAGGTGTGAAAGCTTCTTAACTCACCATCAGGGTCACCCTCTTCAACTGTTTTCTTTTTGTTGTTTTTGTCGATGTAGGTATATCGTATTTTTAGCCTGCGCTCGTCCTTGTTACGATATTCCAAGTCATTCGCCACAATGTTGTAATTAAGGTCATAGTGTGCTGTTTGTCCTATATTGGTAAGTTCCAAGAGTCCTGCATATAGCTTGCCCTCATCGTTGATAAAGATACTTAGACGAAATTCTTCTTTGAGCTTCTCCAATACTTGTGTGCCATTGGCGTTGCGAATAAGCCACTGGTCTAATTGCATTTGTGGAATATTATCCACCAAGATGATAGGTGTATCTTTCACTACCTCCTGTAGCACTTCTTTTAAGTTTGTCTTTTGCCACGATTTATTGATATTCTTTCGCCTAAGCAAATACATAGCGTCTTCACACTCTATGCTTACAGGAATGCTTGGCTTGACCTTCTTTACATAGCCCTCAAACTCTACCCCACTATATACACCCTCGTATGCAAGGGTAACGCTCACCTTATCGCCTGCTTTGATAGCCTTTTCTGTATAGAGGCTATCACCTCCTTTAGCTACTTTAAAATGGGTGGGTAGTTCAATAGTACAGGTGTCGACTAATTCGTCTACCGATTTGGTGATTTTCACACTATGTACAGCCTTAAAAGTATAGTCCCCTATTTTGATAATCGCTTGTAATATAAACATTAGTATAAGTTGTTAAGTTGTGTTCTTTTTTCGTCTAATTCGGCATAGAAATCCATATCTGATACAGCTTTGATGGTGTATTTCTGTATGCCCTCCTTGCCCTCCATTGCTTCAAAACTAATATCTTTCAAAACAATGTTACGAATATCAAAGAGGGTAAAGAGTTTGTTGCCCACTACCTCTAAACTCTCATTCTTTTCAAACAAACGATTCAGGCTTTGCACTTGTGCTGTAGGGTACAAGTCAGGGTTGTAAGTGTCTATGCAAAGTCCCTTGATAGTAATTTGCCAATCTTCGGTGGCTATGTACTCCTTTACCTTACCCTTGCGGTGCTTACCTATGGTTGCTGTCTCTACAATGGTTTTAGTGAGTGAAAAGCTCACTAAAGGTTCGTTAGGGAAAAGCGTTTGCACTCCTGCTTTATCTGCTACTTTCAGTGTCATAAAATACTGACTGCCGTTGCTACGAGCCTCGCTAATATTCGAGAGACTTGGGAGTACATATTTTGTTTTATTGTTAGCCCACCACGAAGGAAAGGCTGGACCTATGTAGTCCAAAAACGCCCGTGCGGTGAGTTCTTTGAGGTCAAATTCCATTATTTACTCTGTTTTATCAGTGCAAAGGTCATACATATAAAGTAGGTAACGAAATTAGCTCCCAACGCTTGGGCTAAATGAGTACAAGGTTTGGGCAAATTCACTACAAGGCTTGTTTGCCGATTTTTATACCTGCCAAAACCTACTGAATTTTGCACCAGAATTAAGCACGAACTAAAAACTATTTGCTAATGAAACACCAATTTATCATCAATACCGAAAATGTAAATAGCTATGGCTACCGCATCCTTACTGATGGTATTGACTACGCCCAATATATGCGAAACCCCGTTGTACTTTTTATGCACGAAAGAGGTGTCAATGCTTATAAGGGTAGTGAAGTCATCGGGCGTTGTACAAGGCTCTACAAAGAGGGGACTACCCTTATCGCTGAAGTGGAGTTTGACGAACAAGATGAGTTTGCTAAGAAGATAGCTGGCAAAGTAGAACGTGGCTATATACGTATGGCTTCTATGTTTGCTGAAATACAAGAAGTATCTACCCAGCCACAACATATCTTAGAGGGGCAAGTTTATGAGACTGTAACCGCTTGTAAGCTCGTGGAAATATCCATTGTAGATATAGGGGGCAACGACAACGCTTTGAAGCTATCGAAAGACGGTAAGCCTTTTCAACTCAAAAAAATAGTAACTAATACATCAAACAATATGGACATTAAAGTGATAGCCCTTGCCTTGGGTTTGGGCGAAAACACAAAAGAGGATACGGTACTTAGTACCCTACATAGCCTCAAAACTGACAAAGAAAAAGCAGAAGCCGAAGTAGTGGCTCTGAAAAAGACTATTAGCGAAACTCGCACTGCCGAAGCTACAACCTTGGTAGATAAAGCTGTACAATTAGGGCTTATCCCACAAGCCCTCAAAGAAAGTCAGCTAAAGCAGTTTGAAGCCGATTTTGACGGACAAAAAGCCGTACTTTCTAAACTTGTAGCCGACAAAGAAGCTGAAAATACACAGCAAGGAAAGGCTAACACTGTACGTGAGGTAGTGTTAGGGGCAGGTGCAAAACCAATAGGCACAGCCAATGAGAACTTTGACTACTTGCAAAAGAAAAACCCCGAAAGGCTCCGAGCTCTCCGAGACAAGGAACCCGAAGAGTATGCCCGCTTAGCTAAAGAGTACGCCAATGGGGTACGCTACACCGAAAAGTAATTTAATAACCCTTTAAAAACAATTTAAAACAGTATGAAATTATCATTAAAAGCCTTATGTATTAATGTGATTTTGGCATTCCTTGCCTCCCTTTTTATCGCCCCTGCTTTGGGTGCCTCAGTACCCTTGGTGGCTACAACTATCGTGGCAACTTCCACCGTAGCCCAGTACATAGCCCCAGAACTCTTTAAGGGTATTGCAATGGAGGGGCTTCAAACCGAAGTGTGGATAGCAGGTATTAAAGAAAACCCTGTACCTAATAACTCGTTTATATATCAAAGTGTGGACTTGTCACAATATGTAGAGCATAACAAGTTACACCTTGCTGAAGCGGGTGTGGAACCTGCCGTACACGAAGATTATTTTGCTACGGCTAATAACCCATTGCCCGTTACCGATATTACCGATATAGGTAATGAGGTAGTGTTACACACCTATTCTACCGAACAAACACGCCACAGAGAGTTACAAGATATTGAGCTTTCCTACGACAAACGCTCCAGTATTATCGGACGCCACCGTTTGTCATTAGAAAACAACTTAGGAAAACGTGCAGCATATGCTTGGGCTCCCAAAAAAAATGATGATTGGAATAAGGTGTGCCTCCTCTCTGCCAGCGACTCGGTAATAGATGCTATTATAGACATCAAGTCCTTTTTGGAGGGTAAAGACATCTATAATGGTATTAACATCTGCCTTAATGCCGACCACTTTGCTCGTATCCGCAAAGAAGACAAGCGTCTTTATAAGGATATTATGAACGAAAACCAAATGTATGGTATTAAGGTATTCCAATATAACCAAACTCCACTCTACACCAAAACGGGCGAAAAGAAACCTTTCGGAACTACCAAAGATACTGAAGACAAACAATCGTCTTTCGTATGGGTTACAGACGAGGTGTTCCGTTGCTTCGGTGATGTAGAGATGTATGCAACTCTACGTGACTCTGGGTTGCAAGCCGATACTATTTCCTTTGCACAACGTGCCTTAGTAGGGGTTATCCGTGCTAAAAAACCTAAATATTTGGGAGCTATCTTATAGGAATATATAGTAGGGTGAGCGGACGAGTTCAATGGTATCCATACCTCACCCTACTCCTATTATTAATTTTAAAACAGAATACAATGACAACAGCAGAAAAAGCAAAACAATATTTTGAGGAAAACAAAGCGACAAAAGAGCTCTTTGCTACCTCCGATGGTTTCCTCTTCTTGCTAAAGAAAGATGCGCAAAACCACGCACAAACCTTAGAAGATAGCTCTGTAGAGGAATTCAAACAAGAAGCTTCAGACCAGTCTGACGTACCCGACAAGTCCGATAGCTCAGAAAAATCAGAGGAAGAGATTCCTAATTTAAACCCTAAAAAACCCTAAAAAATAATGGCATTACCTAAAGTATTATTCAATATTGCCAAAGACGGCTTAGGCAGAACTACGGCTATACAAAAGACTACTGGGCTTATCACAACGGGAGTTACGGTGAGCAATAAAGTAGAGTTGGGCAAGTCGTACCAAGTTTTCTCATTAAAAGAAGCCATAGCTTTGGGAATTTCAGAAACAGAAAACGCCTTTGCCTACAAGCATATCAAAGCGTTTTATGACCAGGCTCCAACGGGTACCCCTCTGTGGGTAATGCTCGTATCGGATGCTACTACTATGACGGCAATGCTCGACAAAGACGGTGTTTTTGCATCTACCCTTATAGCTGATGCCAAAGGGGCTATCCGCGTGCTTGGGGTAGTGAAAAAAGCAACTGGTAGCGAGACCATCACCGCTGGCTTAGATGCCGATGTGCAGACAGCCGTAGTGAAAGGGCAAGCCCTTGCCCAGCACTTTGAAAAGAAGTATATGCCTTTTAGAATAGTAGTATCGGGCAATAGTTGGAATGGCAAAGTAGCCGACCTTACTAATTTCTCGGAAAACGAACTTAACAAAGTGGCTTGTTTTATCGGGAATGACGATAAGGAGAAAGAAGCATCAGTTGGTTTGTTTTTAGGCAAAATAACCAAAATACCCGTACAGCGCAAAATTCACCGCGTGAAGGATGGTAGTGTGTTGCCTTTGGTAGCATACTTCACTGACGGCACTACTATCGACAGCAAAGCTGACCAATGGGACGCAATAGACGATAAAGGGTATATCTTCTTTCGCACTTTTGTAGGGCGTTCGGGATACTACTTTTCGGGCGATAATACCCTTACCAAGCCCACCGATGACTTTAAGAGTCTATGCAACGGCTTAGTAATGGACAAGGCAATGCTCCTAAGTTATGGGGTATTGGTAGAGGAACTCAGCGATGAGGTGTTGCTATCAGAAGACGGCAGTATTCACCCTGCGATTATCAAGGGTTGGCAAACCAAGCTTGAGAGTATCTTGCAAAGCCAAATGGTATCGCAAGGCGAACTATCAGCTGTAAAGATTGATATAGACCCCAAGCAACGTGTACTACAAACGGGCAAAGTGGTGATAGGTATCAAACTATTACCCGTAGGTTATGCCGACTTTATAGAAGTAAATATTGGCTTTACTACAACAGCCAATTAGTAGATTAGAAAATTAGCAAATTATGGCAACATTTGACAGCAAACAATATGCGTGGTGTAACCTCTCTATCGTCTTTGGCGGTCGCATTATCATAGGAGTTACAGAGTTGGAGTACACCGAAAAACGCGAGAAAGACTTTCTTTATGGGCGCGGGTGCAAACCTCACGGAGTAGTTGCGGGCAACCGTAGTTATGAGGGTAAAATAAGCCTTTGGCAAAGTGAGGCAGAAGCAATGACCCGCGATGCACCGAACAATGATATACTTAGTCTTAGCTTTGACCTTGTGGCTTCCTACGTGCCTTTGGACGGGGGGCAGATAGTTACCGATATTCTCAAGAACGTGGAATTTACCGAAGTGAAAAAGGGAATGAAGCAAGGCGATAAGAATATGATTATGGAGCTTCCCATTATCTTTACAGATGTAATACGCCAAGCCTAACAAATTACACAATAACAAAATGCTTGTGTGGCTTGCACTTTAAAAACCTTTTAAAAGCAGTTTAAAATGATAACTAAAGAACAAATAGAAGAATGGAAAAAGCAGTACAATGATATTTATGTACTGAATATTGAGGGTAAAAAAGCCTATTTGCGTACACCCGACCGCAATACTTTGAGTTATGCCTCTACTTTGGCTACCAAGGATCCGCTGAAGTTTAATGAGGTAGTACTTAATAACTGTTGGCTGGGGGGCGATGAGGAGATAAAGACAGACGATGCGCTGTTTCTCGCTGCCAGTAGCAAGCTGCCCGACCTTATACAGATTAAAGAGGCGACCTTGGAAAAGCTCTAAGTGATGCGGAGATAGACGAGGGACGGGATTGGCTTCGTATCACTAACGCTTCCTTGCGTTACTATATGCACATTGCCAATCCCGATGCTCTCACCGATACCCAGTGGGCTATGCGAGTAAAAGAATTAGAATGGCTTAGACAAAAAGAGAAGGAATAATAATCAATAATCACCAATGGCAGACTTGTTACAATATACCTTGTCCTTACGCGATATGGTAAGCGACCGCTTGCAACGCATCAATATCACTACTGATGCGATGCTTGACCGCTTTGGCTCTTTGGAACGCCTACAAAAGCAGGTGTCGCAGGAGTTTAGCCAAATGGGCTCTTCGGTGAGCACCTTGCAGAGTCGTATCAATCTGTTGCGTGCTGAGCGTGATTTGTTGCCCACTAATGGGCTTACAACCATTCGTACCTATAATCGTGAAATCAACCGCTTAGAAAGGCAGGTTACCCACTTGCAAAACAACACGGGCGGTCGCCTGCGCTCGTGGTTCTCTGAGGCTATGGCAGGGCTACCTGGTTTGGCTACCAACCCTCTTATATTGGCAGGAGCTGGTTTAGGAATGGCAATCAGAACAGGTATGGAGTCTGACCTGCAGAAAACGAACATCACGACACTACTAAAAGGCGATGTAGAAAAAGCCAAAGCCTTATACGCCCAGCTCTCCGATTATGGGGTAAAAACGCCCTACGACAAAGCGGGACTTATTGAAGCACAGAAGACGATGATGTCCTTTGGGCTTTCCTCTGAGTTTGCTTTTGGCAAGCTAAAAAACATCGGCGATATAGCTATGGGTGATGCCCAAAAGATGAAGAGCTTATCACTTGCTTTTGCGCAGGCTACTTCAGCAGGCAAGCTACAAGGTCAGGACTTAATGCAGATGATAAATGCGGGCTTCAACCCCTTACAGGTGATTAGCGAGCGTACGGGCGAGAGTATGGCAAAGCTCAAAGAGCGAATGAGCAAAGGAGGTATTTCGGCTCAGGAACTTGCACAAGCCTTTGAGTGGGCTACCGATAAGCAGGGGCTGTTCTACCAAGATGCAGAAAAGGCGGGACAAACCCTCAGCGGTAAGTTCAACAAGATGATAGATTCTATCACCGAACTTGCCCTGAAAGTGTATGAAGCCATTAGCCCTATGCTTGGTCCCTTGGTGGACTTTATGGCTGCCGTTTTTGAAAGTATAGGGGGAGGCATAGGCTGGCTTATGCAGAAGTTTCAGGAGGGGAATCCCGTTATATGGAGTATCGCAGGGGCTGTGGGCATATTCACCACTGCACTAATACTGCACAACACCTACACGGCTATCGCTACCGCTTGGCAAAATAGGCTCACCTGGGCAGTGATTAAGACAAACCTCGCCTTTTTGGCTAATCCTATTACATTAGTAATAGCAGGTGTGATTGCTCTGATTGCTCTGATTGCCTATTGCATTGTAGGGGTAAGTGGCTGGGGCAAAGCGTGGGAGCACACCATACAAGGTATGAAGTATATATGGGAAGCCTTTATACTCGTCTATAAAGCACACTGGAACACGGCAGTCAATGCTTTTATGGCAGGGTTAGATGCTTGTAAGCTCGCTTGGTATAAATTCAAAGAAGCGGTTGGTTTAGGCGATAGTTCCGAGAACCAAGCAATGATTAGCAAGATACAAAATGACTTGCAGGAGCGTGCTAAATCGGTAACAGAGGGCTACAAAAAAGCAGGCGAGGCTGGAGCTAAAGCCAAAGAAGCCTTTGGCAAAGCTTGGGATTCCTTAGAGTTCAAGAACTTTAAGGAGGTAAAAGACGGGCTAATGGGCAAGCTGGGTATGAAAACTGAAAGCAGTCTCGCGCCAGGGATGAGTCCTATTACAGGAGAAACTACTGCCAACACGGGAGAAGGAACTAAAACCAAAGACAACATCGTATCAGGAGGTACCCGACAAACACATATCAATATACAGATAGGCAATGTAGGCACCGATACTAAGGTGTATGTTTCCTCTGTACGTGAAGGAGTAGAGAACTTTGGAGAAATGGTGAAAGAGGAACTCCTTAGAGTTGTTAATAGTATAAACCAAATGCAGTCGTAGCACGACAAGCAAATTAAGCTAATGAAAGATATACTCATAGACGATAACAATGATTTGCGCCTATTGGAGGGTGATTTTGAGGTGGGAAACTCCGATAACCAACAGCAAAAGGCTATCCTTACTACCGAGAAGGGTGAGTGGAAAGAGCACCCCGAAGTAGGGGTAGGCATAGCCCAAATGCTCGCCGATGACCTCTATACCGAAACGCTCATTGAGATAAAGAAGCAGTTGGAGTATGACGGTATGCAGATTAACGATGTAGCCCTACAAGAGGACGGCAAATTACTAATTGATGGACAATATAATTAAACTATGTCACTAAACAAAGAACAACTCAAACAAGGCATTATCACCCTTCAGCAGGATATGCTTACCCAAACCAATAGCAGTACAGAAGAGTACGCCGAACGCTTAGCAAGCCTTATTGACGCCTTTGTGCGCAGTGGTGAGGTAACAGTAAACGCAGGTATATCTGTAAGCACGGCAGGAACAGCTGCCGCACAGACAGGTACCACTACCAGCACGGGAACGGGAACAATAACTTAAAAACACATATCACAATGGAATGGATAACAGAAGTACTTAAAGAGCATTTTGGTTCGTTTATCGGTATGGTATTATCGGGCTTAGCGGGTTGGTTTTTCGGCAGACCTAAGCAACAAATGGAGCTACAAACCTCCGAACTTGACAATGTAGATAAGGCTGTGAAAATCTATCGCGAAATGATAGAAGACTTAGGTGCCAAGTACGCCAATGCTATTGAGGAACTCAAACACGCTAACCAGCGCATTAAAGACTTGGAGCAATCTGTAGAGGAGCTTCTCACCGAATTAAAGAAGTACAAACAACTCAACGGCAAGCGGTGAGCCACCGCAGGCAAATAAATAAAATGACAATAACAGCCTTACATAATCAAAGCCTTTTAGACCTCGCCCTGCAACATACAGGCACGATAGAAAGCGTGTTTGAGTTTGCCGAAGCTAACGCCCTCAACATTACCGATGAGGTGCAGGCAGGAGCCCCCCTTACTGTCCCCCCACTTGGTAAAGGGGCAAGGAATGGGGATATATTAGCCTACTACACCGCAAAGAACTTGCAGCCCGCCACTGCCTTCACCAAAGAAGACGAACAGGTGTTTGAACGCCTTGAAGGCATCAGTATATGGGCAATAAACCTTGATTTTATAGTAAGTAAAGAATAAAAACCTTATGAATAACCTACAATTATACAACGCCGATAACTTAGAGGTAATGGCAACCCTCGCCGATGAGAGTATTGATGTAATTTGCATCGACCCCCCGTACTTATACCTCAAAAACCAAAAGCTGGAACGCCCTTTTGACGAACCCAAGTTTTTTGCCGAATGCAAGCGACTACTTACTAAAAAAGGCTTTATCGTGATGTTTGGTCGTGGTACTTCCTTTTACCGTTGGAATACCATATTAGACGGTTTAGGCTTTCTGTTTAAAGAGGAGGTGATTTGGGATAAAAGTATGGGTACCTCTCCTCTTTCTACAATGAATAGGATACACGAAACCATATCTATACTAACAAGAGGGGGAATTATCAATAAAGTGAAAGTACCTTATACTGAAATGAAAGGGCACGATATAGATAGTATAATAAAAGATTTTAGTAAAATAAAATCAGCATTAAAGAATACTGAGAAGCTAAATTATCTACAAGATTTTTTGGATAATAAACGTAGTGATTGGCATTTGGATACAAGATTTACCAAACATAGTGTTACAACTGATATTAGAAATAGTGGTGATAGAGCAGTGAATGTATTAGCTTCTATTTGTAATGGCTTAACCGAAAAAACAATCATCAAGCAAACACGCGACCACTACAATACCATTCACCCAACCCAAAAACCTGTCCGCCTCTTAGAACGCCTTTTAGCATTGGTTATCCCAAA